CTCAAACGATTAGCGGAACTGTTGTCATCACATGGCTGCAACTCGGAGACTATTAATAGAGGGGCTTCGGCCCTTCTCTTTGGAGAAATTACATGATTACGGTTAACCACTCAAGCCCACGCGAGTTCGCAAGCGGAACCATTCCGGCATCTACAACGATCACCGTTGGCGCGGCTGGTTCACCTATGCCAGCGACTTTGTATCTCACATCGACAGACGCAGCCCGTGAGATTGCCATTTCTACAGATGGGGCTAACTTCTTTGTCCCTTCTTATGACGCAAGCCCGACAGCTTTCATTTCTGTTGCGATCTTGGCTCCGATTCAGAAAGTGCGCTTTACGGGCGCTCTGGCTGACGCTTGGGGGATTCGCTGATGTACCCGAATATCGTTACAGCGAAAACTGATCCTGTCACCGGGGGGATTACGTTGCAGGCGGGTGGGCGCAATATCAGCCAAGGACCGCTGAAGTCTGCGATTCGGAACATTGCCAAAGCATGCCGAGTTATGTCTGAGTCATCGGCACCAAACAATCAATGTTCATCAGCTTTTACTGTGAACATCCCAAGAAATGCTAGTCAGGCCGTGTTTATATTTCCTACGTGGTATGTCTCGCAAGCCAGTGGCTTGGAGAGCGACATGGGCGGAACTGTAACGCTGACTGCCTCTGTAGAAAATCCTGTTGGGACATTCAGACGGTTGACGTTTAGCGGGGCAAGCTCGGTAACGGTTGCTGCGGGTAGTAACATAAATTCAGACCCTATAGATTTATCTGCTGGCGCAAATAGGGTTTGGACGTGGCGCAATTGTTCTGCTGGGATGACCTACATCACAAGCCTGTCAACGCCAACAGGAGACGGGTCTACGTTTGGCGCAACCACACCAGACCAAACTGCGGCAGGGGGTAGCGTGGTGAACGGAACAATCCACTATGGCCCGATTGCTGTCGTTGCGGAAACAACTTATCCAAGTGTGATTATTTTGGGTGATTCGATCACACAGGGAGCCCAAGATGGCAAAACGGCTGCGGTGGACTCTGGATCGGTTGCTAGAAGCGTTGGGCAGCAGCTAACCTATTCAAATATGGGAGCTGCTAGCACATTTGCCTCGCAAACCGTGTCAGCGCCCAAGCGTCTTTTCCTATCCCAATATTTCACGCATTGCGTTATCAGCTACGGGGCTAACGATATTGGATTCGGGGCTACATCTGCGCAATTGATTGGATACATAAACCAAATAATCACACAGTTCGCGGCACTCAAGTGCTACGTGTGCACAGTGACTCCGTACACAACAAGTTCGGATTCTTGGGCTACTGTTGTGAACCAAACGGTTAAGGCAACCGAAGCGGCTCGGGTGACTTACAACAATGCGCTAAGAGCGGGTGAGATACCTGCGGCACACGCTATTTTTGATGTGGCTGACGCAGTTGAATCATCCCGAGATTCTGGAAAGTGGAGCGCCCCAGGCTTTACTGTGGATGGCTTGCACCCTGTCCTAAAGGGATATTTGGCAGTGCAACTATCTGGCCGCATCAATCCGGCTTTTCTTTCGTAAAACAGAATCCCCTCAGCACATAGATAACAGTTTCTGGTGGGCATCCACCTTTTAGCGTCCGACGCGAGTCGCCGCATTTACCCTTTGATGCCATGAAGGGGTAGTAAGACCGAAAGTACCACATGACCGGACAAGCTGAATCAGCACCCGAGGCAGAAGGTTTAGCAGACTTGGCTAGTTTTCTGGACACTCCCGAAACGGAAACCGACGAAGAAAACGAACCAGAAACCTCCGAGGAATCTACCGCAGACAGCGACACAGAAACCGAGGAAAACGACGAACAGGATGACGAAGAAGGCGACGAGCCTGACGAAGAACCTGCACCCGTCGCAAAGATCACCTTCAAAGTGAAGGGCGAAGATGGCAGTGATGAAACGATTGAAGCGACCCCAGAGGAGCTTGCATCGTCTTACATGCGCCAAGCGGACTACACGAAGAAGACCCAAGCTCTAGCCGAGCGTGAGTCACAAGCAGTGCAGTTCCTCAAAACCAAGCATGACGAAGTTCGCCAGCAGTACCTAAGCCAAGCCGAGTTAGCTCGGGCAGCAGTGGCGCAGATGGCAGGACTCAAAACAGGCGACGAGATGGCGCAATTGGCGCACTCAGACCCTGCGGCATGGGTGGCAGAAAACCAACGACAGCAAAGCATCGGCAACTATCTGAGCGGACTAGATCAGCAGATAAACACCGAGCGGCAACGGGCAGCGCAAGAAGCTCAAGCGCACCAGCAGCAATCTCTAAAACAACAGTACGCCCAATCGTGGGAAGTGCTGCAACAAGAAAAGATTGACAAACCGGCACTGGCGAAGATTTACGAGAACACCAGCAAGAGCTACGGCTTCACGCAGGATGAACTCAACAACGTCTACGACCATCGCTTGGTGAAGATGATGCGCGACGCTGCGGCGTTCAAAGACTTGCAAGCGAAGAAACCAGAAGTCACCCGCAAAGCTGAAGCTGCACCACGTGTGCCAGTTAAACAAAGCACGGCTCAGACCCGCAAGGATCAAGAGCTGAACAACAAATTCAAGGCAGGCAGGGCGAAATTGAACGACCTCGCAGCCTTACTCAGATAAGAAAGAAACATCATGGCAGTACCATCAAACCTGTATCAGCGCGATTCCCTGAAGGGCCAACGCGAAGACCTGATCGACAAGATTTTCAACACTTCGCCAACAGAAACGCCTCTCACATCTTCGTTTGGCCGCGTCACAGCGACAAGCGTGTTCCATGAGTGGCAGACTGACGCACTCGGAACCGCCAACGCTGACAACGCGATGATCGACGGTGATGACGTGACATTGGACGCGCAAGTGGCGACCAACCGCATTGGTAATCACCTGCAAATCTTCTCGAAGAAGCCTGGCGTTTCTCGTCGTGCCAACATCGTGAAGAAAGCCGGACGCGGCGCTGAAATGGCCTATGTCAAAGCCAAGGCCATGCTTGAAATCAAGCGCGACATTGAGAAATCGGTGTTGTCGTCTAACCCCGCTGTTGCGTCTACGACTTCCGTAGCTGGTAAGTCTGCTGGCTTGGGTGTTCAGATCGCGGTCAACACCTTGCACAACGGTGCGGGCGGAACTGCGGCTTGGACTGCTGGCGCTCCTACCACTGCGGTAACGGGCGGTACTAACCGCGCGTTTACTGAAGCCTTGGTGAAGACCATGTGCCAGTCGATTTATAGCAACTCCGGCCAGTTCGTTGAACAAATGGTTATGTCGCCTTCCCACAAAGCCACATTCAGCGGCTTTACTGGTATCGCAACTAACCGTAGCGACGTGGGCAAGAAGCAGCAAGCCACCATCACTGGTGCGGCTGACGTGTACGTGTCCGACTTCGGCGCTATCTCTGTAGTGCCTCACTATCTGATGGTCGGTGCAAACGAGGTGTTCTTGCTGAACTCGGATTACATCGACTTGGCTTTCTTGGATGGCTTCAAATCCTCCGAGCTGGCTAAGACTGGCGACAGTGACCGCGTGCTGATTACTGCTGACTGCGGCTTGGCAGTACGTGCACCTTCTGCACAGGGCAAGATCGACGACCTGACACCCTAACGGGTAAGAGCTAGAGAGCTTATCTCCGATGGGGTGTGATGCCCCTCCCAATTCTTAACGATGTGAATCGCTGGAGCACTTATGGAAATTGAATCTACGTTTGAAGTAGACGAAGGCGTAGACGTTTACGGCGTTCGCAAGCAGGTGAAGTTTGAAGGCGATCAAGTCGTTACCAAGCTGACCTACGACGCAGAGCCAATGCTTGAGGCCGCACAAGCTGAACGCATACAAACCGCTGACCAACGATGGGGCGAAATGCGCAAGGTAGGAATGATTCCTATGGCTGTGCTGAACCAGATCAACACCAAGCATTCGGGCGCACTAGAGCGCAAGGCCGAGATTCTTCTCTGGCTCAAGGCGAACCCGTACATGGTTACCTTCGATAAGTTCCTTAAATAATGACCTACGCAACACTACAAACCGGCGTTGCGGACTACCTGCACCGCACAGACCTAACGGCCAAGCTAGGGGGCTTTGTGACCCTTGCAGAGGCTGTTCTATTCCGTGAATTGTCCATCAGGGATATGGCTATCTCGGTAGACCTGACAACAACAGGCGAATACTGCGATTTACCGGCTTACTTCGGTGATGTGGTGAAGCTGACCGTTACGTATGGAAGCACAGAGACACCACTTGATTACAAGTCGCCTGCTTACTCTTGGGCTGGCGTTACACGGCCTGGGTCGTACACGCTAGACAGCAACAAGATACGCATATTCGGCGCGGGTACGGGATTCGCTTTCAAGCTGTACTACAAGCCAAAGATTCAGGCACTGAGCGACGTAAACACGACTAATTGGCTACTGGACAACGCTTACGACCTCTATTTCTACGCGACTGCGTTAGAGGCTGCGAAGTACATCAGGGACGGACAGTTAATGGCTGACCTCATGCCAACCGTTGGGCAATTGCTGGACTCTGTACGCAGAGCCTCCGAGCGTAAAGGCTTGCCCTCTACCGCATCACTCCAAATCAAACCGAGGCGCTAAATGGCTCTTGAAACAGTAACGAATGTCGGGGATTTAGTCGTTACAAATCCCACGTCTAGTGACCCGAAAAGTGTCGGAGACGATCACCTCAGAAATTTGAAAATTTCACTTCGAAATTCCTTCGCAGGTTTCGCAGGGAATATTCTTGTATCTGGCACGGATGGTGGCGCGGCTGATGCGTACACGCTCACGCCTGCAACCACACTTACCGCCTATTCGACAAAGATGATTGTTGAGTTCACGCCTAACGCCACGAACACGGGCGCGGCTACGCTGAACATCTCAGGGCTAGGAACAAAGAGTATTTACAGCGTTGGGGGCGCTGCTTTGACTGCTGGCGAACTGGTTTCAGGACGCTACTACCTTGCGGCTTATGACGGTACGCAATTCCGCTTGCTGTCAGTCACTAAGGCTTACATCGACGCGCTTTCCGTTGCGTCTGGCAACGTCCCAACGGGTGGCGCTGCGGGTCAAGTCCTTGAAAAGGTAAGCGCCACAAACTATGACACGACATGGGGCTCTAACGGACTAAAGCTAGTCGCCACACTGACCCCAACAGCGGCGGCAAATCTCGATTTTCTGAGCACGTTCTCAAG